ACCAGGAGTTGTTGCAGTTAATTTTATTCTTCTGCCTTCATGGTAAATTGGAGTAACATCAACACCAGCAATTGTAAATGAAGTAGCTGATGCGTAAGCAGCAGTATAAGCACCATCGCCATCGCCATACTCTACCCATTGAGAATCATTAAACCATTCTCTAGTATTCTTCATCAATGCTCTAATTGCATTATTTAGATTAGAAGGTAACATTCCTTCTGCAACTGAGATACCATTTAAATCTGAATTATTTATCTGTGTTGTTGAGTAATCTTTTATTCCTGCCATTTATTCTCCTATAAACCAAGCATATGCTTTATTGTTTTCTTGGTTCTTTTCATTAATAAGTGTGTTAATTGCTTCTTCTATTTGTCTTTGAAAAAATTCTTGTGTTTCCATTGAATATCTTACGTTATCTATATCTGTTGAATCTGACATTATCTATATCCTGCTTTAGATGCAATAATATCTATACCTTGTGCATCTGACCAAGGTATACCACTAGGTGTTTTAACATTAATTTTAACATATCTACCAGACTTTCTTACTGGATTAATACCTGTTGAGTTCATAGATATTTCACTAGACTCAGTAATATTATCTGCAAGTCTATCTCTTGTTTTAATAGTAACAGTAGCTTCTGCATCTACTATTGGTCTAACAGATTGTATATTACTTCTAGTACCAGGAAATAATTCTATTTCAGATGTTTCTATTTCACCTTCATTATCTGTACCAGAAAAAATAGCAGCTTTAAAATTATTATCAATAGCACCTAAAAATAATTGTCCACCAGACCAAAAATCTGTATCTAATGCAATATTAATTTGATCTAAATTTTGAGATATAATATCCATTAATTCTACTGTATAAGCACCTACAAATTGATTAAAAATTGTACTAGCATTTGCTTTTGCTAAAGACCATTTTTTTGTTGCATAATTATAAATTAATATTCTATCACAAATTCCAGTTGTGTTAGAAGTATTATTTGCACTTGGGTACAACCATAAAGCTAATTGATTAAATGGATCAACAGCAGCACAAATACGATCACTAAATGCTTTGTTTAAATCTATATCAAAAAATCTATTAACTTTTTCAACTCCAATAGGTACTACATTATCACCATTAATTTCAAAAAAACCATCATCAGCATAAAAGAATACTCTACGATTATCTTGACATACTGTTCTACCTAATACAGCTCCTCTGTTTGGAGATATAACTGATAGCCTAAATATTGTTGCACCACCAACATAGTCCATTCTAATTATTTGGTTTTGTCTAAATACATATCCTACCTCTCCAGAAGTTATATGAACAATTTGACCACCTGATCCTGGTAGGTCTTGTAAGTCTGCTTGTTTTCCAGTCCATACACCAATATCATTAATCCCTGACCATTGTATTCTGTTTTGATTTGAACTTTGATTACCTGTAACTAAGAAATCCCTAATCACACCTGAAACTTTAAAGTTAGGTGTAGTACCTGCTGTATTAATTGCACTAAGATTTGCAAAGTTAGTAGATGTTCCCATTAAATAATATTGAGGTAAATCTACACCATTACTTGCAATTACATAATTACCAAATTGTGTAAATGTCCAAAAATCTGTATTATTACCTGTTAAACTTCCTTTTCTTGAAGTAAAAGTTCCACCATCTAATTGATATAAGTCTGTATTAGTTGCAACAAAATTATATACATTACCTGCATTATCTCTAAATGAACCTGCACCTCTGCTATTTGCACTAATATTATTTGATGAATAATTTACTAAAGATGGAAATCTTTTATAAGAATTAAGAGCATAATATACATTAGTTGCTACATTAGCACCTGGATTTAAATGTTCAGGTTGATCAGGTAGCCATTCTCCAAAAGGTATTTGCATTATCTAGCCCTATAAAATGATAAATCTGTTTGAACATCTGTTCTTTGTGTAACAGGTGCTCCACCATATGAATCTTGTTTGTCATTATTTTCACATCTTTCCATAGCAGATATATACATCTGTAACCATTGTTGTACTTGGTTAGGATCTATTCCACCTAAGAAGTTTGCTGCATGGTATAATGAGCCATATAAATATATTCCTGGATGTTTGTTTAAAATGTAATTTGTTGTATTAGAATCGCTAAGAGCTCCAAAACTTTTATAATATGATAAGTACCCAGTATAAGAAGAATCAGGGGCAGGGCCAAAACGTAAAGTTTCTGTCTCATTATCACTTTCAATTGTATAGACTCTAGGTCTAGCAGTTGTTGATCCAGCTTTAATTTCAAACATATTCTGAGGAGTTATGTACTCCAAAGGATATTTGTTAATTGCTGATAGTATATAAAAAGATCTTACTGCAATAAAACCAGTAGGAACAGATTCAGTTTCAGAGTCTATTGTAATAGAATCTATTTGTTCCATCTGTCTTATTCTTAGTTTAGCATTAAAGTCAGCTTCAGTTAGTGCAATAAAATCTGCAATTTGAGTTGTCAAATCAGATCTATTTAACCAATCTGCTATAGATGTTTTTAATCCTGAATATGATGTTAATGCCATTATAAATTTCCTTCAGCTGTTCTAAAATACCTAAACTCATTACTATTAAGTTTAGTTCTCATTATTTTTCTTTGAATATCTTTAGGTAATTGAAACCAGTTATTTGTTCCATTGTATTCTTTAGCCCATATAGAAAGTATTAAAGGTGGTATACTTGCCACTCTTTTCATTTCTTTAGCAGAAGATATATAACCATTGTCATGATTATAAAGTTCTTTGTTTCTTTTTAACAAAGGGTTTACATTTTGTTGATTATTGATGGTTAGTCTACCATCTGATTCTTGAATGTATTTAGTCTTTACTCCAGCATCATATTCAACTGATCTTACCTTACCCATACTATTCTGATAGTTCTGTTACGTATAAATTTACTGATCCAATTACAGCTATTTTTTCTCCACCAGATACTTTAAAATATTCTATATCTTTTGAAGGTACAAAAATTGTAGATGTAGTTGCTGTTGGGCCTGTTCCAAATTCTATATGACAATCAGCGTCTGCTACTATTCTAACATATTCTATATTGTTACCAAATGCAGCTGATGCAGCTGATGTACCAGAAGATGTTACTTTCTGAGTTGTTATAGGTCTCATTGCTATATGCATTTTATTTCCTTTTGTTTGGGGATGTTTCCACCCCCATAATTAATTATCTTCTTATAACGAATGTTACTACACATTCACACGCAGTTGAAGATCCACCATCAGTAATCATTTCGATAGCTTGTCCTTCATTTACTGAATTTTCAGCAGTAGGTTCTGCAGTATCTACATCACCAGCAGCTGAGCCAGATTGAGTTACTGTTATACCACCACCTGTTACAGCAGTGCCACCAATTTCAAATGATAATGCAGCGTTAGCTGTAGTAATAGCATTTTTAATTGATGTAAAAATTTTAATAATTCTTCCACCATCTGGTACAGGTACGAAAGTTGATCCTGCTGTACTTATGTTTGTAATTTTAGATGTTAAAAAATAATCGTTAAGTGTTCTCATTTTGTTTCCTCATTGTTCCGATCTTAACCCCTCTCAGATCTTCAATGTTAAAAATATACTAGGGGAGCAGTATTGAGGTTGCCCCCCTAAGTATTTAATCTATTAAGATGTTGTTAAGTCAGCTACTAAGCCTGAAGCTGCTTCGTTTCTAGATTCCAGAGTTGCTTCAACAAGAAGTTGTCTTTTCTCTGAGTCACCAGTCTTAGCAAGTTCATGCATAGAGAAGTCTCTTAAGAACGCAATTCCCCAGTATTCCATGTCTAGTACATAAGCGTCTCTATCTCTAGAGAATCTGTTAGGTACTACTTGCAATTGACCAAAGTCAGATGCGTACACGTCTACTGAAGTGTATAAAGTAGCGTCTGCACCAGCATCAAATCTAGTAGAATTACCAGTAAAACCTGATAATTTTTGTTTGTTGAAAGGGCCAACCATAACCATAGAAGGATCCCCACCAGCATTCCATACTGATTTAATTACTGATTTTAATTGAGCTTCTGTGAACGCTCTTTGAGTACCATCTGTGTGAGCTGCATTTCCTGCACCTGCACCAGAAGCACCATCAGATGCTAGGTCATCATTAGTAGTGACCCAAGATCCAAGAGTTCCCATTTTTCTAGCAGTTGTAGAGTTTCCACCTACTTCTGCAATGTTTCCTGTAATAGTAGCTTCCATATCTCTTTTAAGCTCTTTAGCTCTTTTAGCGATTTGGTATGCTAATTCAGATGCTCTACCTGCTTTGTCTACAGATTCTTGAGTACCAGTAATAACTACAGTTTTATCCATAATTTGTGTACTGTTAGAAAGTCTAGTAGTTGCAGTTGATGCATCTAAAGTTGCTTCGTCACCTTCAATAACAGCATTGTTAGTAGCTGCTGCTGCAAGTGAGTCGGTCTGCCATTCGTGAAGAACTGCAGTTGCTTTTGTTTTAGCTGCAGAACTTAGGAAAGGCGTATCTGTTGGTGAAATACTGTAGATAACGTCAGAAAGATCTTCTCTTTCACCGACTGAATCATACGTATCAAACGTGTTAGTTGGTTGTGCCATTGTTTATTTCCTTTGTTGAGATTTAAGATTAATCATATCAGCTATTGCTGACTGAGCATCTCTTATGTGACCAGTCTTTCTTAGCGTCTTGATTTTATTTCTTACTTCCTCTCTACCTGAACTAACATTCGATCTAGCAACACCAGCTTTTAAAACTTTAGGAGCATTAGCAACCTTTTTAGAAACTATAGGTCTTTTGTCTTTTTGAGACTTAAAACTCATAGCATCTTTTGCTACCAATAAAAATCTATGGTCTGCAAGGCTACCTATCTCTTGGTCATTAAAACCATAATCACGTAACGTAGTACGTAAGTTAAGTTTAAAAGAGTCAGCTTTATTTGGATCGCTAAACTCTGGTATTTTTGTTGCAGCTAATTCTTTTTGTGTTTCAAGATAAGACTCATATTGTTGAGCCTGAATTTCTCTTGCTTTACTTTTTAAAGATTCAATGTGTTGCTTTTCTTGTCTTAATTGAAAGTCAAGTCTAGCAGCTTCAGTTGGATCTTCTTGATAAAGTTTTGCAAGATCTTGTCCACCTTGTTTTTGTTCAACAAATTGATTAGCTGTCGAAATTAAATCGTTTAGTTCATTTAAACGAGTATCGTAAGTTTGACGCAAACTATTCTTTTGGCTTTCAAGATCTCTCTTTTCCATGCCTAAAGTATGAGTTTTTTGTCTATAATCCGAGTCTCTAGAATATCCTGCCTTCAGTTCATCGAGGCTCACCTCAAGCTCTTGACCACTAACTTTAACTCGGTGGAGCTCTGGTGTCTCTAATTCTGTTGGTGTTTCTTCTGTTGTCTCAGTATTTTCAGATTCCTGTTCAATAGGAGCTGTTTTCGACTCTGTGCTTTCTTGAACTTCCTGTGTCTCAGGAGTTGGTTCTGAAGGTTCATTATTAGTTTCTGGTTCTTGATTGTCCTGTTTAGGATTCAGTAATCCAGAAATTTTTTCTGCTGCACCTTGTATATTTTCTTCTGCCATATCGTTCCTTTCATGGTTGACGAATTTGAAGTTTCGTTAGATTAACTTCGTTTATTTAGATTCTCAAGATCTACTTGAGCAAGTTTTCCACTAGACATGACGCTAAGCAAATGACCTTTGATTTTATCTACCATATTAAAGGCTACCCAAAGGTTTCTTCGCTTGTCATCATCTGCGAAAGATGTATTAAAAATCTCTTGTCTATAAATTTCTAAGAGATCGTTAAATGCTGTCTTTAGAAGGGGATCGTCCAGCAGTTGCTGAGCTCTCTTGCCCTCCCTGATTATTGTTTCCTTGTCCATCATTAAAGAATTGTTTTTGTCCTCTTACTATTGCTCCCATTAGATCTCCTGATTTTTGTAAATCAGTTTGTTCTAACATAGATCTTCGTTTTAGTTCTAACTCATCAATCTTGGTATTGTATTTCAATTCCATTTCTTTTATAGCTAGTTCGTAATCTAGAAGTGCTTGTCTCATTTTACCTTCCAAACTTTTAGCTTCTGTTTCAGCTTTTAACTGTGCACGTTGGTTTTCACCTTGTACTTGAGCTAATGTTACCTTCTCAAACTCTGTTGGTGGTTTAGGAGGTAGTGGTGGCATTTGAGCTGCTCCGACTTCAGGATCCATAAAGTAAGGTTCTATACTATTTAGACCTGCGTTTTCAACTAATTTTTTCAAAGAGTTATAAATATTTCTAAGATTAACCATTGGGCCATGAACATTCTGTTGTAGATTAATTGCAGACATTTGTCTTTCTAATATTGCATTCATTAATATCAACTGTTGTTCTTTTGATCCAGTTCCTAATCCTACAGAAACTGTTATATTAACTCTGTCTTTCCATTCGTAAGGTCTCATAGGTATGTATTTACCTCTGATTCTTACGATTTTTTCTTTATTTTGATACTTGCAAGTAAGTTCAAACATTTTTAAGGCTAGATCTTTTACACCAGTCTCAGCAAAGATTCTGGCGATTAACTCCATTCTCATTTGTGATTGTGTCAGAATTTGGTTCTGGCCAGTTGCTGTACTATTATTTAGTGTGTTTGCATCTAGCCCTTGTGATGTTCTTGTAACGCCTGTTCTAGTTTCTTTTACAGAATCTAGATAGGCTAACATACCACTTGCTTGTTCAGTAATCGGTTGTGCCTGTATAGGCATCATTACATTTTGAGGAGGTTGTTTTGTTCTAACAATTCCTCCAGGACGATTAGTTAATAAGTCATCCATTGAAACCTGTCCATCTTGTACTGCAACTCTATTATTATTTGTTAGATACATATTATCTAACATCTGTCGCATTACAGTAGACTTAATTAATTGTATATCTTCTACTAATTCAGCTACACTTCTTCCATAGAATCTGTGTGGCATGATAACTGGAGTCATAGATATAAATGGCATTGTATCTATTTCTTCCATGTCTAATAATTTTTTACCATCACCTGCTACTGTGATTTTTAATAGTTCTGCTTTACCATCACCATCTACATCCATTCTTACATAGCATTCATGTATTAAAACATCTTGTGTACTTTCGTCACCATCAGTTTCTCCATGTGAAAAATCTACATTTTGATGTCTAGTAAATTTATCTTCAGTATAATAATCTCCATCACCAGTTGGTAATGAGTCTACCATATCTTTGTCATAACCCATTTCAACTAATTCTGTTCTTGTTTTGTTCACTCTGTGACAAACAAAGTTTGCAGTATCAATGGACTTACATCTTCTTTCAATTAGAAATTCTTCAGGTGGTACTGGTTCTATTTTTACTTTACCATGAATTTTTGTTCTATGAATAACTACATCATGTAATTTAATTTTATCTATTTCTTTACCAGCTTCGTCTGTAATTTTTTCTTCGTATTCACTATGATTAGAAACTTTAATCTCATCCATAGAGACTAAGTCATTAAACTCATCATCAGTTAATCTTGAGTATTCTTCTCTTTCAATTTTTTGTGCATCATCCCAATATACTTTTAGGATTCCATTTTTTTGGATTAGTGCATCTTT